CAGCAGATGATGTCTGGTACACCAGACGAACCATAGCCGCCAGTTACAGGGAAGAAGTAATAGATACCAAGCTGTTTAAGTATCTTCGTAACTGAAGACTTCACTTTGCTTTCTGGTGTTTGCATACGGTAACAAGCTCCTAATATCTTCAATTGACCATCCTGTAGCGTCATACACCTTCAAGATGAACTCCGCTGTGATGGTGCTGGTGCCATATCTGATCTTTGATATAGCAGAAGGTGGTGCCTTCAACAGCCGCGCTAAGTGCGCATCGTTGTGTATATCTAGCTCCCGTTTGATAGTATCCAGCAATTTGTTCTCTGGCAAATCTCTTTTCTTTACCATCTTGCTTCTCCATATTTTTCGATGGTTGGCATTTGCTTAATAGGTTTTGGTTGTACCTCTAAGCGCCAACCTGTTTGTAAGAAACGCTGCGCAGACTCCTTGTCCCAGAACTTGCGCAGCAAGACACCGTCTTCATCAAAGACCCAGTACCTCATACCCGCAACACAATGCTGAGAACCTTAGACAGAAACGAATACTTGGTCTCTTGATGGTTGAGCAGGATGCTCTGCGCCAGCCGCTCCTCTGGTGTTGGCGTGTCCTCTTTGAACTTGGGTACGTAGAACTTGCCGATCTTCGGCGGGTCTTCCTTGATGAATTTGCCATCACGTAGCATTAGTAATCCTCCTCTTCGATGAAGTAGTTCGGCACGTAGCTTCGACGATCTTCATTCTTGCGCCGTGCTTCTACTTTCTTACGATGTATCTCCGCTGCCATCTTCGCCATCGGTTTCTCTACAACAGGTGGCGGTGCTGGTTTAGGTGCATCCCGATATTCTGTCGTCAAGAACGAAGCGCGGCAGGCCACACACTTACGCTGCCTGCGCACGCCCTGATCTATCTGGCGGGTATTGACCACCTCAGTACGTCCGCCACAATCACACAGCATCATCAACTTCCTGTGGAAGAGCCATGTCATTCGACAACCCTGTTAGCTGCGCTGCTGCCGAGTTGCGCCACACTTCGATGTACTTGTCGGTCTTCTCCATCACGAACGACTTCTGTCCCCACAAGCGGGTTGCTGTAGAGTGTGTTGTTGAGTACACCGATTTCGGGTGGTAATTCTTGTAGGGAATCTGAACCAACTCATCTTCCTCCATGTGCTCCAGCAACGGCCTGACGTACGCTGCGATCTCTCCGAACTTGGCATCAGGATTGCGTGGTGTACGTATCATCTTGGGTACGCGATCTTTCAACGCACCCTCACGAATACCGTAGTCATCCTGCACCAGCGCGTACTTGAAACCGAACTTCGACTCCAACATCTTCATACGCACCTGCACCTGCTCAAGAATCTTGGCAGCAGTGATTGGCAGTGCTTTTTGTTTCTTGCTCATAGCTTCATCTCCTTGATTAATGGGCATCGCCCAGTTTACGCGACACGTTTACCGTGTCAATAGTTAGACAACTCCAGCAACCTCTATTAGAAAGAAAATTTGTCCAGCAGTTGCTCCACTTGGGCACGCACGTCAGTACGTACTTCCATGTTCTTACGCAGTTCATCGGCATCTACTCCCGACAACAGGTTGGCAAGAGAGCGGCGAGTATCCTCAAGGTTCTGATCACCCACCACGTTCAACGACTTGACGATCTCGCATAACTCCAGTGCACCCGTGACCAGCGAGTCGTGGAAGCGCCGAGTCTTGACCTCACCGTTAATGACATCGACTGCCAGCCGGTCAGACATACGCTTCAAGTGATCACCCAGTCGGGCACGTACGTCAGCCATCGCAGTCTCGACACGCTCACTCTGCAGGCGCTCAAGTTGTTGACGCAGTTCTTGTTGCGCTGCATTACCCACGTCCACACGGAAGTCACCCGCAGTCGGCACCGGCATGTAGCCCACCCGGAAGCGGAACTTGTCAGCGATAGCCTTGGCGGTGGGGTACTCGTCACGCTTGAACATGTCACCGAGTGCCATAGCTTGCGCCGTGATCAGGGTCGGGTACACATCCACGAACTTGTCCACCAGCGTGTTGAACTCCTCCTCGTACTCATTCATACGAGCGGTGAACGCCATGAAGTTGACGGTCGGCAGCAAGCGCAGGCCAGAGTCAGACCACGGCAACGTGTTGTCATAAACGAAGGTACGTACCTTGCCCACCTGTTGATTGATCACGTCCAGTTCAGGGCGACCAGCCAGCAGGTTCTTGTTGACGCGTGCTGCGTCCTTGGCCTTGGCGGACTTGGTACTGATGACCTCATCGGTCGTGCCCTTGTCCAGCTTACGTGCAGTCCATACGGATGCGTTGAATTCCACCAGCATGGCGCAGGTGTCGAGGTTGTATCGAGTAGTTTTCATGTCATGCTCCTTTCGGTTTAATTAAACGCCCTCTACTAGCGACGAGATGTTGACCAGCTTGCCTTGCGGTGGCGTGAAGCGGTCGTTGTCAATGACACCCCACAACTGCGGGATGTCGGTCTGCAGGTTGTTGTTGCCGTAGAAGTAGCCATCAGTCAGCCAGATGATGCCCTTGGCCTTGATGTCGTTCTGTCGGATGTGGTCAATCACACACTGCGGTTCAGTGCCGCCACCACCACGCGGTTTCAATGCCCGTGCAATAGAAGCGAAGTCTTGCTTCTCGAACACCTGCTCACCACAGACGGCGCTGTCCCACCAGACGATGCGTACCTTCTCAGGGTTGGCGATCTCACAGATACGAGCGATCTCACCGAACAGCACAGGGTAGATACCGCCCATCGAGCCAGACGTATCACCGGCGATCACTAACTCACCCGTAGTCTCAGCGAAGTGTGACCACAGCAGGATGCCCAGCGGCAGCATGCGCTTGTTGGGTGGCGATAGCCGAGACAGGTCGTGCCCCATACAGACTGATGTAGCGAACTCACGAATAGCCGAACGCCAATCGGTATGCCGGGGTGCCAACGCGCCATCGATGACTGTACTGCGTGAGCCTTGGCCTGCTAGGTTGTTGGCAGTGATCACGCCTTGGCGCACCGCTTCCTCAACCATCTCCTTCAGTTCGCCAGCCTCGGCCTCCTCGAAGTCACCCTCCATGTGCTCGTCTAACGACTGCCCACCGCCTTCGTCCTCCTGCTCCTCGCTGTCTTTGATCAACTCCTTCAAGACCTCAAGGATGGACTTGTTGGCGAAGCGTGCCTTGTCGATCAGCAAGTCATCGGTAGGCCGCTCAACGAACGTGAACGTAGGGTCGATCTCCTCGATCATGCCGTTGACCACGTAGTCAGCCGCCCTCGCCAAGTGCTCTGGATACTTCTTGGCTAGTGGCTTGTACTCGGTGCAGTGGTGCAGCATCTTGTGGCCGTTCTCATGCAGCACAAGGTAGCGCAACTGCTTGCGGTTCAAGCCTTCGCAGAACGCGTTACCGTAAATAACGTCCCGCCCGTTGGTGGCAGCGGTTGGCATCGTGTCGCTGAACTTGACCGCACCGATCATTGCCACGCCAGCCATGCGGGTGAAGTCCTTGTGGCGCATGATGTCCACGTGGGTTGCCTCGATACGCTCGGGCAGCGGTAGATTACTCCAAGCCATAACTCCTCCTTACCGGATAGAAAGTAGTTCAGCGTTCTTAGCCAGCATCGACGTGAACGCAGGCACCGACATGAACAGCGCGGCTTTCTGTAGGTTCTTTGACGTGACGGTGGTGAACAGGCCACGCATCTCGCCACGCATGCGCTCGACGTAGGTGGTCAACGCCTCGGCCTCGTTGCGGTCTGACACACGGTTGACGAACTTGAACACTTGAACAGTCTGAACAATCGCATTGTCCGGCACAGGTGTGCCCGTGGGGTCAGCCACTACAGACTCGTACAGCGGCATCTGATCACCGAAGCGAATGATCGACATGATCTTGGCAGCGAACGGCGCACCGACCGTACCCTCTAACGCCTGCTGCAGCGACTCGTCATCCATACCAGCGCGGCACTTGATGACATCGGACGCAGCTTCCATCGAGCGTGGTGAGGCGTACGCATCCTGTGCGGCATCGCGTGGGTTGAAGATGTCAGGGTTGTGCTGCTCCAGCTTCTTGTCGGCAAACTTACCACCCGGCAAGTAGTCGGTGAACGAGTCGAACACGGTGGGGTACTGGTGCACAGTCGTGATCAACTCAGGTGCCAGCCCACGGTTGGTGGCGTACTGCACCCACTCAGGCATGTTGGACTTGCGCATCTTGATTCTGATCAGACGGTTGCGCTGGTGTGCCTGCAGCATGTCGCCCAGCCCCTCCAACGCTAGGTTGGTGGTGGCAAACACCACGCTACCCTCGGGCATGTACAGGTTGCCTAGCCTGCGCTCGTAGATCAGCGGAGCCAACTGCGGCTTGATGTAGGACGGTGCCTTGCCGATCTCGTCCAGACAGATCACCACAGGACGGGAGCCATCCAACCCCTTGCAGTTCTCCTTGCTGACCCCGAAGCGGTCGTTGGGAATCTCCCTCGACACACCCATCTCGTTGTCGATGGTTGGCATCCAGATGGAACCGTCAGCTAGTTGCTGGCAGTCGATGATGCCGGGGAAGATGTGGTTTGCGAACTGCGGCATGGCCTTCAGTGCGTGGTAGATCGACGTTTTGCCGATGCCGTTTTCGCCCTCGATCAGCACCGTGCGTAGGTGGCCGACAGAAGAGATGACACTGGTTGCCTGAGAAAAGGATAAGAATTTTGCTGCACTCATTGTGTTTCTCCTTTGTAAATACTTTTGTGAAAGATGTTATGGCTAGATTATAACCATGAAAGATTACGGTGTGCAACTATGTTTAGTGATTTCACCTCCATATAGTTGATTCATAGGAATACTCGGCGGGGTAGCCGCTCGGGGAACATGGGCAACTGCACCTTGGCGTTGGGTGTGTGGAGGTCGCAGCACTTCAGCACGGCGTACTTGAATGTCCGCATGAACTCCTCGGGTTGTATCTGTGCCTTGACCCTCTCCCACATCAGCCCACGGTCACGTGCAGACTCGTGGTTCATCTCCGCCTCCAGCACCTTCCATTTCTTTGAAGCAATAAAGGTCAGTACCTCACCGGCTAACAGCATGAGGGTGGGCAGCGTCTTGTCGAGCGTTAACGTGTCCTTCATGGCGTACACCTTCACCACCCACGACACGTTCTCCCCATTGAACTCACCCACACCCCGCGCCTCGATCTTGATTGGGTCGAAGTTCCCACCCCAGTACCGATCATGCAGGTGTACCCCAGCCAGCAAGTCCTCTGACCGCATGAGCGCAAGGTTGGCTACAGGCGACATCTTCTCCCAAACTTGTTGTGCTAAGACCTTGTGTTCTAAGGATGTGTGGCGGGTGAAGATCGGCTCATGGTGTGACAACTCCAGTACGAGTTTGTCGTTCGCGTCGAAGGTCAGAAGCGTGCGGTGGTTGGGGATGAACGGTGCGTAGACCATCATGCCTTTGTCTGTCTCCAACCTCGGCACCCACGACTGCCATCGATGGTGGGCAAAGAACCTAGACATACCCCGCGTGCCGTTGTTCGTCACCTCTACTTGGCGCAGGTATGGGTGAACGAGATGACCCCCAACCGCTACCTTCACCACCTCCTCCGGCTTGGGTCGCAGGTACTTGATGATGGGTTGGTCGTTGCGCAGCAGGATGTACATACCCTCCTTGTGCACCAGCCCATAGTCTCGCCCACGTTTCTTGCGCAGCGGTACGATGTGCGGTTGACCATCGTAAGGTTTGATTGAATTGAATACCTCTGCTGCTGTCTCGTAGTCAGGTATTGGTGGTTGATCTGCGTATGCGTCCTTCATATCACCCCCTCATACGTCATCAACAGAACACCGAACAACACCAACGCACAGATCACCCCAACCCAGTCGTACGTATCCATAAGTCACCTCCAAAGAAAACGATTAACAGTACAGCAATACACGCGCCCAGCACCGCGCCCATCAATGCGACGAGGATGAGTATCCACTCTTCAGGTTCGAGATTCATTACCTACCTCCTATAAAACAGCCAAGTATTTACTGAGCACGTCGAAGTCCTCTTTGGGTATCTCACGCCAACCATCATCGCGGATCAGTGTACAGTCTGACCAGAACCCTTGTAGTTCTTTATCCCAGTCACCCTTCGAGGAGCCACGCCATTCCATCGCTATCTTTTGCATATACTTGTTTGGGCTACCCTTCGTGTGGAATACAAACCGACTGCCGTACTCCATGTCACCGTTGGTCTCTTCGATTCTGCCTAAGTAGTATTTCATTTTACTTCTCCTTCGTAGTAAATCTCAGGGACACCATGTCCCCGAGTGTTAGTGCACGTGGCACATATCAAACAAGTCGAGCAGCACAGACTCGACATCGAACCCAGCTTGCACAGACTCAAGCGCGTAGTCCAACTCGTCACGCGATATGTTCTTCAGTCGCATGTGCTTGCGTGCTAGTGCTGGATCATCAGGGTACGCAGCTTGTGCAATGAATGACTGCAGCGTATCGGTGTAACCCACCGTAGCATCCATCAGCGCGTCGATGACATCGAGTCGGTAGTACTTCATGTCCTCGTACTCATCCCACGATGAAGGGTCGCCATCCCACCACGCCTTGTCGTATGCGCTGGTGTATCCCTTGTACCCACCCCAGTCCTTCTCGTCGATCACAGTCGGGTCACGATCAGTCGGCAGTTCATCCCAGTTGATACGCAGCACAGCGTCAGCGAGTCGTTGCAAGTGTGCGGTATCTAATGACTCGTGCTCGGTGTGCTCACGGTAATACCCCACGCTGATGTTGGTGCACTCGGGAATGATGTCAACAAACTCTGCGGTGTCGGTATACACACCGCTGTCATCGGGTGAGTACATGAAGATGTCAGGGTGAATGTCGTTGAGTGCATTGGCGAGTGTCTGCGCAAACAGATCAGAGCAACATCTACCCCATCCCTGATGAGAGATCACGCTGTCTGTGCCACGGCGGTCGAATGCGATAGCCCGATCAAACTGCGCAAGCAGAGACTTGTACGCATTGGCAACGAACGTCGCACCGATGCCACCCTTCTCTTCACCCTGCGTGAATATGAAATAACCTGCCACCCCCTGATGAAGTAAATGAACAAGCAACGCAACACCAGCGCCATCATCAGCACCGAGTTGCACGCCACCGTACGCATGCCACACATCACCCTTGACCTTGACTAAGTTCTTGCCATCAGCAGCGTGGACTGTGTCAACGTGTGCGACAAAGAGTGTGCGGTGTTGCTTGGTGGTACGTGCGTCAACGTGCAGGTTGCCTGCGTTGTCTGTGAATGTGTGTGGCTTTAAGTGTGCAGGTACAGCATCCTCCAGCCACGTAGTGAACATGGCTACGCCTTTGCCACCATGCGGACGCTTGACGGTTAGCGCAGTCTTTAATGTGTGCATGAGCATGGTTGTACCCTCAGTGCGTTTAGTTTGTTTAGCTTTGCGTGTCATGGTTACTCTCCTTCGTTCTCGTCGTTGTTGTACTCGTCAGCATGGTCGGGGTGGATGGTGAGCGTGTTACCTTGTGCGTCAGTCACCTCGATGCTGTCCTCGTCATCGCTGTACCACTCGTTGCTGTGCTCACACTCCCACGCATGATCGCGGTGTTCGTACTCGCCACTAGCTAACGTGATGACGCCGTTCTGATCCAGATAGTCAACGTCGTAGTGCGAATCAGTTGACTCAAGGAATATCACGTTGTTCTCGTGTATCTCGTACTCATGACCGTGGCGTGTGTATGCAGTCACATAGTTCTCTCGGCAGCCACCGCACACATGGTGCGACTCACCACGCCCAACCCAATACATGTCCTCGGGGTGTTGGTAGGAACCGCAGTCAGCGCACTCCTCTGACTCATCCTCACTCTCGGGTGTGCCATCGGTGTTGTTGCATACATACTCACCGCCGTCTCTGATGACGAGACACAGCTTGCCGTCACGTCGCACAACATCAACGTTCTGTACATCACCGTCGATGTAAGGTGCAAGGAAGGCATACTGTGAGTAGCGTGGTTCGAGGTGTGCCATGCGTGCGCCTTCAGGCCAGCCGCCCCTGTGCTCGTATCCTTGTTGCTTCAGCCATGCTTCGAGCATCTCGTCAGCGTATGAGTAGCCATCGCCTTTCTTGTAGCTACGCACGTAGCACTTGTAGTTCTCGTAGGCATCCTCGTACACCAGCGCACGGCCACACACATCGCCGTCAACCACACGCCGTGCCATACCCCAGCCGAGTGCAGGTGAGTAGACTCTGTAGGGATGGTGCTCGTGGTGGCAGTCGTTCCATCGCATACATGAGTGTGGCCCACGTTGTAGCGTGTCGAGTATCTCGTCGGTGGTACGCACGATCTCGCACCCTGAGGCTGAGTGCAGCGCAGCGATGTCACGTATCTGATGGTCGGCCAGCTTGGGGAAGTGGCGGTGCAGATACTTGCCGATGGTAGTTATGGTCTGCTTGTTGTCGTGGCCTGCTCGGTCGTCGCGTGTGTAGGCCAGACGGTTGGGGTCGCCTGTGGAAATGTGCGGCCACTCAAGCACCAGCAAGTGCCAATCTTTCGGTGGAGAAAGTTTGACTGCACACCACACTGCCTCGTGGAATGGATAGCTGCGCTGCTCACGTAAATGCCAGCCACGCAGACCCGATGGGTCATAGCGTAGTACTCGTATGAGTGATTGCATCCATTCGATGCGTGACACAGGGTCGTACTCGTATAAGTCTCTCATGGTTGTTACTCCTTTCGCTGTGGTAAAAATCTCAGGGACGGGATGTCCCCGAGTCGTGGTGCTGCTTACTGCTATCTCTCCATCCCATATGCTTTTCTTTCTGCACGGGACAGCAAGGCATCCCACTTGCGTGGTGCTTTCTGTGTTGGGGTGAGTGCATCGACGCGTGCGATGGCCGTGTTCAACAACTCGCCATCTCGTGCCAGCTTGGTGTTGCTTGGCATCAACTTCAGCATGCGTGTGTTCTCGTCGAGCAACTTACCTAGTACGCGCTTCAACCGCGCTCTGTTTGCAAGCTCGGTCTCGCAGATGTAATTGAAGGGGAACAACTCTTTGCGCTTGCCACGTTTGCTGTGTGTGATGCGGCCTTGTTCCGCACGGAAAGTTCTTTTGATCTCGTCGGGTATCCAATGCGTCCAATGATCGAATGGTTCGCCATCACCTAGCTTTTTCTGCGCAGCAAGTTTGGGTGAGAGATGCTCGGCCTTCTGATACACACGGAACCGTTCGACTAGCTTGCGCAGCAGACGCAGATACTCCTGCATGAAGTCGTGTTCCTCGTGCTGGTTGTTCTTGCGCTTGTATTCCATGCTCGATGCCACCGTTCCGATCTCTCGCTTCAGCGGTTCGATCATTGCTTCCCACGGTTCGATCACGGTTAGTCGGTGGATGCGTTGTCTGCGTAATCCTTTTTTCCGCTCGGCAACACGTGCCAATACTTCGAGCACCTCGTGGTGCGCAAGACCGCGCTTCACTAGCCTTCGACGTAGCATCTCAGGCGAGAGTGCGAGATACTTTTTATTCACAATGAGTTCTCCATTTAAAATTGAACACGTGTGGCAAAGTATACCGGCAATGGCAAATATTTTAAATGGTGCTGCCATGTTAGGTGACGTTGGGAAACCCGCACCAGCACTAGCTAAACCCGAAATGCGTCTAGCAAGTACAAGAAATTACAGGAAAGGTACCGACCTAGTACTTTTTTGGATGCGAGGTTTCGATGCACGCAGGAAAGAATAAACCATTGTGCTGGTACTGGCCTGTTCTTTAATTTTCTTCTACTTACTATACTATTTTATTAGTATTAGTATAGATATATAGTGTTTATGCGGTATCTGACGCTGAAAATTTGCGTCACCTATTGTGGCAGCGACGTTTAAAATTCCGGACATGCCTGACATCTTTCTTTGCGGTAACACTCTCTCACAAACATGTTGTGGAGAGTTTGATTGCACGTAGTTCGCGTCGCTCGTCGAGTGAACGTAGTTGATACCCGACTGCTTCGCCTGCGTCGTTCCACCAGTAGCCGAGCACTTCCCAGTTGCGACGCTGGTACTTGATGGTGTTGGGATACTCAGGGACACTGCGTCCCTGAGTTGATGTGTGCGTGTGCATGGTTAGCTCCAGTCTCTGTCGAAATACCAGTTGTTTCCGGTCTTTGATAACTTCATGCCTGTCTCGGTATCCCCGCAGCGCGTGACCCATTCGAGCAATACCGCTTTCTCGATTGGTGCGTAGAACATGTCGTCGGTGGTGATGATCTCCGCATGTATCTTGCCTGTTGCTGCGCGGAGTATTTTGGCTAGTTGCTTGCCTGTCATGATTTGCCTTTCGTTGGACATAAAAGAGAATCGGCGCGAGACCTCATCCTCTCGCGCCTTCCGTGAAACGTGCTGCCAAAAACTCAGGGACATCGCGTCCCCGAGATTAGATACCGGCGAGAAAGCGCTTCTTCTGCGCAGCGGTCAGACTCTCAAACTTCTTGATGAGTCGCGCAACCTCGTCGGTCTGCTTTGCCACAGACTTACCGCTCGGAATGTCGCTCGGTGGGTAGATCGTGGCAAGCACGCGCTGTACCGCTTTGTGTGCCGCCTCGCCTTTCTTCGTGGCACGATCGAAACCATCACCGCGTTGGCCGGTGCGAATCGGTACACCATACTTCTTGCTTGCCCACTGCAACGCGTGAGGCTTTGCTTCTTCCTTGCTGCCGATGCCCATCATCATGAGCTGCTCCGCGAGAGCAACGCTCATCTCTTCTGCTGCGTCGAATACTTGTGCTGGTGTGTTGTAGGTAGTCATTTGAATCTCCTTCGCGTGGTTGATTGAACTCGGGGACAACGTGTCCCTGAGATGTGGCGGCGCAATGCCAAACACAGCTATATTATACCACAATAGGCTACCAAATACCCTTGACAACCCCCGCACCGGCGACCCCACCGTACCCGTACCCCCCGAGTTTTGGCTGCGTCGTGGCTCGACCATATAACACTATTCCTCACCCGCTCTCCAACTTTTATTGCAATTTTGTCAATCTGACGGTAACCCCACCCCCTAAAAAAGTAAATGTCCGCCAAAAAGCCAAAATCGAACCCCCCACCATTATTATAAAAATTCTAACAAGTCTTGTCTAATGTTTGACATGCACGGACAAAAAAAGACCCCGGAAAGGGGGGACCGGGGTTAATAAAACAACAAGGAGAAATATAACTAATGACACAACGGTGTCAAGTGCAGTATATACTGCGCCCAACGAGACCACAAGGAGTCTTCGCGTGTTAGAGCATTTGGTTGATGGTAGTGTGCAGTTCGAGCCGGAGGTGATCGCCACCCCCGAGCGTCTACGCCTACTTGAAAAAACAACACCACAAGAGTTATTCGAGAGTCAGATCAGTACCGCTGATTGGTTAGCCGATCTGGGCGCAGCCCCAGACCCGCTTGAGAAGGCGCAAAACGCCGAGGCAAACCGTGCATTTACAGCACTTGCCACCCAAGCAACACCAGAAGAACAGAAAGCGGCGCTAACAAAACTGAATACACCTGCCGCCGTGCGACATCTTGTCGGCATGCTAACGGCTTACGACTGGAAGTTTGTCGAACAGGCAACGGAGCTGCGTGGTTATGCGGTCAGCCAGCTTCTTGAAGAGACGAAACACCCCGACGCAAAGATCAGGCTGAAAGCGTTGGAGCTTCTGGGCAAAGTTACCGAAGTGGCATTGTTCACAGAGCGCGTCGAGGTGAAGAAAACCGACATGACAGATGCTGAACTCGACAAGCGGATCAAAGAGAAGCTAGAGAGGTTGGCAAAAATCGTGGATGTGACGGATGTTACCGACGTGACAGACATCGTAGGGGCTGACGCGGCGGAAAAAGATGGGGAGGACGCAGATGAATCTGACCCCGCATGAGATAACGGCGCTTCAACGGGTACTCCCCACGCTAAACCCGCAGGAGAAAGCCGAATTATTGGCGGATTTGGAAGAACGGGCGGCGCGTGCGGCTAAGAAAGCCGCTCAAACAAACATGTTGGGCTTTGCCACCGAGGTATATCCGGGTTTTAAGGTCGGAGCGCACCACAAAAAGCTCGCCAAGATATTCGAGGATGTCATTGAAGGGCGCAAAAAGAGGGTAATTATCAATATTGCACCGCGTATGGGTAAGTCGGAGTTCTCTTCCTACCTGTTTCCGGCGTTTTTCCTTGGTAAGTATCCTGAGAAGAAGATCATTATGGGCACGCACACAGCGGGCCTGTCTGAAGATTTCGGTCGTAGAGTAAGGAACCTGATTGAAAGTGAAGAGTACCAAACAATATTTCCCAACACTCAAGTCGCCGACGACCAGAAAGCGGCGGGAAAATGGTCTACCAGCGCGGGAGGACAATATTACGCAGCAGGTGTTGGTGGAGCACTGGCCGGTCGTGGTGCAGACCTTTTTGTCATCGATGACCCGCACTCAGAACAAGACATGAAGGCGAACAGCCGCTTGGCGTTCGACAATGCGTGGTCTTGGTTCCAGACAGGTCCACTGCAGCGTCTGATGCCGGGCGGTGCGATTATCGTGATCATGACGCGCTGGAGCCTGATCGACCTGACAGGCAAGCTGATTGACTTTTCAATAAAAAACCCCGATGCTGATCAGTGGGAGATCGTGGAGCTGCCTGCCATTCTCCCATCGGGTAAGTCGCTGTGGCCTGAACAATGGCCGGTAGAGCAGTTAGAGGCTAAACGCGCCGCACTCGACCCGCGTTTTTGGAACGCGCAGTACATGCAGCAACCTACGGCGGATGGCTCCGCAGTTATTCCGCGAACGGCGTGGAAGATATGGGAGCACGAGCGACCGCCGCAGTGTGAATTCATCATACAGTCGTGGGATACCGCGCACGAAACGAAAACGACCTCTGACTACAGCGCCTGCACAACGTGGGGTGTCTGGTACAACGACGAGGACGGCAGCAGTCCACACCTGATATTGCTCGATGCGTTCAAGGACAGGATGGCGTTTCCTGAACTAAAAGAGACCGCACACAAGCACTATAAAGAGTGGGACCCAGATGCGTTCATTGTTGAAAAGAAGGCGGCAGGTTCGCCGCTGATTCAAGAACTGCGCAGGATGGGTATACCGGTGCAGGAGTTCACACCGTCACGGGGTAACGACAAGATCGCCCGTATGAACGCGGTGTCTGATCTGTTTGCCTCGGGTAAGGTGTGGGCACCCGACACACGTTGGGCGCGAGAAGTCATTGAAGAAGTAGCGGCGTTCCCGGTCGGCGAGCACGATGACTACGTCGATACCACCACACAGGCGCTCCTGCGATACCGGCAGGGCGGATTCATTCCATTACCAACTGATGCAGAAGACGAGCCTACGCTATTTCGCCGCAGGCAGTTTGCTTATTATTAAGGAGTCGTTATGGCAATCGACAAGGCGTTGTATCAAGCTCCACAGGGCTTGCCCACTGGAGAAGACGATGACGAGGGCATCGAGATTGAGATCGTTGATCCAGAGGCCGTGCACATCGAAGGTCCGGGCTTTGAGATCGACATCGAGAAAGGCGAAGATGTTGAAGACTTCAACGCTAACTTGGTTGAAGAGTTGCCAAGCGACGTGTTGGAGACGCTGGCAAGTGATCTACAGGACGACATCAACAATGACCTAGCGGCACGCAAGGACTGGGAAGACACATACAAAGAAGGCTTGACGCTGTTGGGTCTGAAGTATGAGGAGAGGACAGAGCCGTGGAATGGAGCCTGTGGTGTATTTCATCCGATGATCACCGAAGCCGTGGTGCGATTCCAAGCAGAGACAATCACCGAGACTTTCCCTGCTTCCGGTCCTGTGAGAACCAAGATCATTGGCAAAGAGACGCCGATGAAGAAAGAAGCAGCCAATCGTGTAGAAGAGGATATGAACTACCAGTTGACTGAAGTCATGGTGGAGTTTCGTCCAGAGCACGAGCGCATGTTGTGGTCACTGCCTGCCACCGGCAGCGCGTTCAAGAAAGTCTATTACGATCCGAATATAGAGAGACAGATTTCTATGTTTGTGCCAGCAGAGGACATCATCATTCCTTATGGCACAACAGAGTTGTCGAGCTGTCAGCGTGTAACACACCGCATGCGTAAGACAGAGAACGATATCGTCAAGCTGCAGCAAGCGGGCTTCTATGCTGATATTGAGTTAAGTGAGCCGGTCAAGTTCAAGTCAGAGATTCAGGAGCGCAAGGACAAAGAGACAGGGTTCTCTGCGAGCTACGATGATCGGTATGAGTTGTATGAGTGCCACATCGACCTCGACTTGCCGGGGTTTGAAGATAAAGATGAAGACGGGCATGCGACAGGTATAGCACTGCCATACGTAGTAACGATGCTACGTGGCACAAACGACATTCTGGCGATTCGTCGTAACTGGAAAGAAGACGATCAACTAAAACTCAAACGCCAGCACTTCGTGCACTACCAATACATCCCCGGCTTCGGTGCGTATGGCTTTGGTTTGTTCCATCTGATTGGTGGCTACGCACGTAGTGCTACCAGTTTGATGAGGCAGTTGGTTGATGCGGGTACGCTGTCTAACCTGCCGGGTGGTCTGAAGAGCCGTGGCCTGCGTATTAAAGGTGATGACACACCAATTGCGCCGGGTGAATGGCGTGACGTTGATCTTGGTTCAGGAGGTATTCGTGACAACATATTGCCGCTACCTTATAAAGAGCCATCAGCAACTCTCTATCAACTCCTCGGGACAATTGTTGAAGAGGGTCGCCGGTTCGCGGCGACAGCCGACATCCAAGTGTCCGATATGTCAGCTAATGCTCCGGTTGGAACGACGCTTGCGATTCTCGAACGAACACTCAAAGTAATGAGCGCCGTGCAGGCGCGTGTGCATTTCTCGTTTAAACAGGAACTCAAACTGTTAGCAGGAATCATCCGCGACTACACAGACGACGACTACGAATACGAGCCTGACACAAACCCAGCAGCACCGAAGGCGAAAAAGTCTGACTACTCCCATGTAGACATCATTCCGGTGTCTGACCCTAACGCAGCGACAATGTCGCAGCGCGTCGTACAGTATCAAGCAGCCCTTCAGTTGGCGCAGCAAGCGCCGCAGTTATATGACCAGCCTGCACTGCACCGACAGATGTTGGAGGTGTTGGGTATCAAGAACGCAGCCAAGTTGGTGCCGACTGACGACGACCGCACGCCACAAGACCCTGTGTCTGAAAACATGAACGTGATTAACTTGAAGCCGGTCAAGGCGTTCTTGTATCAGGATCACGAAGCGCACATCCGCGTGCATATGGCGGCTATACAGGACCCGTTGATTCAGCAGCTTGCAGGACAGAACCCACAGGCTCCGATGATTCAACAGGCGATGCAGGCGCACATCATGGAGCACATCGCGTTTGCATACCGCCAGAAGATCGAGCAAGCGTTGGGTGCTGATCTGCCGAAACCCGACGAGAAGATGGCACCAGCCGTTGAGATTCAACTCTCCCGTCTCGTCGCACAAGCAGCACCAATCGTGTTGCAGAACAGCCAGACACAAGTGGCACAACAGCAGGCGCAAGCCGCTGCACAACAGGCAGCACAAGACCCAGTTATCCAGATGCAGCAGCAGGAGCTGGCGTTGAAGAAAGAGAAGCAAGACATGGATGCGCGTATCGCAGAAGAAAGACTGCAGCTAGACAAGGAACGGCTGCAAGCAGACATGTTGTTAAAAGGCGTACAGACAGCGGCAAAAGCATCGCAGGACTATGAGCGGATGCTTGTTGATAACGAGCGTGAAGGTGTTCGCATCGGTGCGGACATTGCTGATAAACGGGCTAATCGTGCCCGCAATAATAGGGAGAGTGAATGAAAGATATGAACCCACGTAGTTTCGTGGAGACCCTGCGGGACATGATCCGCAGGGACATGAATAACTACGCTGATGATCTCGCAGGCGGTGCCTGTGCCGACTTTTCGCAGTACCAAAAGCTCTGTGGGGTAATTCAAGGTCTAGCCCTTGCAGAGCGCCATTTACTCGACCTTGCTGACAAAGTGGAGAAATCCGATGAGTGAATTGATACTCCCGCGTTATTTGAAAGACTTAATTAACACGGAGCAACAACTAGAAGAGGAAGCCGTTGATTCTGCAGGCGACGACTTAAAGGCAAAACAGCTACCGAAGCCTTCAGGTTTCAAGGTGCTGTGCGCTGTACCGCCTGCCGCAGATACATTTGACGATTCAATGCTTGTTAAAGCCTCTGTATCACAGCGTATTGAAGAGCAAACAACGACAGTATTGTTTGTTGTTGCATTGGGTCCTGACGCATACAAAGATAAAGAGCGGTATCCGTCAGGGCCTTGGTGTAAAGAGGGCGATTTCGTGCTGGTAAGGGCTTACTCCGGCACGCGTTTCCAGATTCACGGTAGAGAGTTCCGCATGATCAATGAAGATCAGGTGGAGGGCACCGTGGAAGACCCGCGTGGTTATACACGCGCTGCATAAGGAGAAGGACATGGCTGAATTCAAAGGCGAAGACTTCAAGTTCCCTGACGAAGTTACCGATAAGAAAGAAGACATCAAGGCCGAGGACATCGAGATCGATCTTGAGTCCGAAGGTGAGATAGAGATTGAGGTCGAGGACGATACCCCTGTCGCTGACAGAGGCCGTAAGCCGTTAGACAAAGAGGTAGAAGACCCGTCCGACGACGAGGTAGAGCAGTACAGCGAGAAGGTGCAGAAACGCATCAAGGAGCTGGCGCATGCCCGTCATGACGAGCGTAGAGCCAAGGAAGCCGCTCTGCGTGAGCGCGAGGAAGCTGCCCGTGCCGTCCAGCAACTGTTGGCTGAGAACGAGCGGTTGAAGACCTACGTGTCTAGTGGGGAGCAGACTTATGCCACCGTCCTGAAGGAGAAGGCGGAAGCCGAGCTTGAAATGGCGCGCCGTCGCTATAAGGAGGCGGCAGAGTCCTATGATTCCGATGCCATGCTTGCCGCACAGGAAGCACTACAGGATGCCAAGCTGCGGGTGATGCAGGCAGAAAATTTTAGGCCACCCCCTTTACAAGTTGAAAATGAACAGGTATATATTCAACCGCAGCAGCAACAAACCCAACAGCTCGACGAGAAGACCCTGCGCTGGCAGGCAAAAAACCAGTGGTTCGGTGCAGAGGGGTTTGAGGATATGACTGCTTTGGCAATCGGGATGCACACCCGACTTGTCAACCAAAACGGGCCGGAATACGCCCGCACCGATGAATACTTCGAGCGGATCGACGCTCGCCTTCGTGAGAAGTTCCCCGAACACTACGGGGAAGAAAAGCGTGAGACGCCACGCGAGACTTCCACTAAAAAACCCCCTGCAACGGTTGTAGCGCCCGGCACACGCTCGTCCGGAGCAAAAAAGATCAGGTTAACGAAAACGCAAGAAGCGTTCGCTCGTAGGCTCGGTCTTACCAATCAACAATATGCAAAGGAAGTTTTGAAACTGGAGGCATCAAATGGTTAATCCCCGCACCCCCCGTGATGTTGAAACACGCGAAAAAAGCGCTCGATACGTTTATCAGCCGCCTAGCACTCTGCCTGATCCAACCCCTGAACCGGGCTATGGCTACCGTTGGATTGCAACCGCAATTAATGGACAGCCGTACTCAGCCAACGTATCCACACGGATTCGTGAAGGCTGGGAGCCTGTAAAAGCAGTGGATCATCCAGAATTAATGCTACCGGCTAACTCGGCAGGAAACGTTGAGATCGGCGGTCTGATGCTGTGCAAGATGCCTATAGAGAAGATTCAAGCTCGTAATCAGTTCTACGGTGTCAAATCAGAGCAGCAGGTTGAGTCGGTTGACAACACATTGATGCGCCAGAGCGATGCTCGTATGCCGCTGTTCAATGAACGGAAGTCTACGACGACCTTTGGTACAGGTAATAAATAGTTTTTTATTAACTTTTGGAGTCCAACATGACGTATCCGACTGTAAATGCCCCCTACGGGCTAAAACCGATCAATTTGATCGGCGGTCAGGTGTTCGCGGGCCAGACTCGTGAACTCCCGATTGCCAGCAACACTGCTGGTGCTATTAATAACGGCGACATCGTTCGCCTATCGTCTGGCTTCATCGTCAAAGAGACTGGCACTACGACTGTCTCGGCAACCGGTGTTGTTGGCGTGTTTGTTGGTTGCAGCTATACCAATCCATCGACAGGTCAAATTCTGTTCGCTAACTCGTACCCCGGTTCGGTTGTTGCTTCG